CTCTAATTCATCATCAGGAGTCAATAACCCTGCCTGTACAAGACCTGGTAAAGACTGCATGCTGTCGGCCAAATCATCAGTATCAAGTCCTGTATGTGTTAAACGTGGAAGTTTTGAGGGGTCAATAGCCCCATAATTCCACTTTATGAGGCGGCCAATAGTCCCACCACCGCGCCTATCAACACCACTTACTTGAGCTGTAACTAAATCACAAAGATTGATAGCAGCTTGGCGAAATACGTTTAAGTGTATCTCACCAACAGACCTAGAACCCGATGAAGATGTCCCCAAGTCTGCAAACTGGGTGAGGAATGCAGAAGAAATTTGATGATCACAAGTCTTAATAATATTAATGGGGCCGTCTGCGTACAAGTTACCTGAAGCTCCATAGTGCTCAAAGCTTACAGCGGCATTCTCCACTAAATAACCTTGCTCTGCTGATAGGAAAGCTTGTGCCTGTCCCTCTGCATCATCAATCATAGCGTCAATATCACTATCACTTAGGCCAATTGATTCCGCCTGTGATCTGTCCACTTTAACTTTGGGCGTAGGAACTGCCCAACGGTCAACACCTACACACATGAGGTTTGATACTCGTTGCTTAGTTCGCCACCACCACCAACAAGGTCGAAGCATTCCGACTCCCTCAAAGTTTGAACCTGTTTTATTGAGGGTCAAGAGCAAAAGTTTATTTGATGGGATAGGCTCAGGGGTCTTGGTGAGTCCTACACTGTTCTGAATAACTCCATCAAGTCGTTGGTTATCTCGACTAAGCCAGCGTTGATGCGCGCTTGGCTCTCTGTCTGCGTAGTGACTTAGCCAAACCCTAATCTTACCAGCTGAGTCCGGCCCAACCTTATAACACTCTTCTGCGTATCGATACCCCAAGGGTACAAACTCCCACAGATAAGATAATTGATCTTCCCAAGACATCTCCATTTGACCACTAAAGCCATCAAAGCCAAAACACTCGTTGGCATATCTCGAGAGCTCCTCACTTACTAGATCACCCTCGATTCCTGGCACGAAGCGCCAAGAAGCAGAGAGAAGAGTTTGTCTTAGCATGTGCCAAGAGCGTCTGACTACTGGGTCAGTTCTTAGCATCTCCTCAGCTTCCTGCACCCAATTGAGTCCAGTGAGTTGAGTATTTTGCTCTTTGCCAGTGATAACCCCACCGCTTAATTGAGTGCCTGATATGCCTCTCTGTTTGAAGCGTGGCGCTTTAGCTCTGAGGTGGCGCGGGTCGCGCTCTTGCTCGTTTTTCATAACGACTCCAAGCCTATGGGGTTTACTTTGCCTTTCTCCGCTTGGAGCTGTAATTAATACTCAATTATATCTATAGATGATACTTGCGTATTTGTCTAGCTCCTCATTTTTGCCTTGGGAGCCACTCGTCTACTGAGGGATGCAGTATAACCTGAGATGGGTCTTTTGTTTTAATAGGAGACTCTCCAGCGAAGAGTGAGAGCTTATCTATCATGGCCTGCTGAAGCTCGTTAATCTGTTCTCTGAGGAGTTGCATCTGTATTTGAGCATCTCTGAGTCTAGCAATGAGCGCCTCTCTGTCAGCGTTTGCTGAAGCTAGTTTATCTTTGAGTTCCTCAACTTCGGATGGGTCGCGCCCTGAAGCTATAGCCATCATGCTAGATATGCTGCCTGTGATCATGCCCAAGATACCAACCAATACATCTCTATTTTTCTCTACTATCTCAACATAGGTCAGGAAGAGAATGAGGAAGACCACCAGTAACATAAAGAAGACGCTAAACCACCAACCCCTCTTAGCCTTAATTTCAGAGGTTAACTCACGTTCGCTTCGTTTCTTCTCAGTTTGTTTTTTCTTATTGCCCATGTCCATTGTTGATAAACTCCAAGATAGCTTTAATGGTTGGCTTATTCGAGAACCAAGGCCACATTAGGCCCATCAAGTAGACTACCTCAATAATCAGAAGCCTTGGAATGATCCACCAAAGCCATTCTATTATTTTTCTATCACGTGCGCGACTCCTCACTTTTTTAGGGCCACCTAATCTCTTGACCTTCTCGGAGTTGGGTGGGGGTTGTAGGCTGTCGAGAGTTGAGCCTACTGCGTAAAGTGAAACAGACTCAGCCACCCCTTTAAATCGATACAAGCCTACACATACATACCGCGTGCCTTTGGGGGTATGTATATTTACTCTGCCTTGTATTGCGCTCATAGCCTCAGAGGTCAATAGGACTTGTCCAGCTGTGCAAACGCTCATCGTTCTAGCAGCTATGTTTTTAGCGATTCCCTCTAACTCAATAGGCTTTGCACCGCCTAAAGTATCTAGCTCAGACTGAGTTACCTCTGCCACATTCCCCACATGAATACCTATTCTAGTATTGAGTTTAACCCTTGGTGGGATAGTGGATTGATACGTGAGAGCAAAGTTGACAGCATCAATAGATCTTTCAAATGAGAGTAAAAAACCATCTGACCTATCTATCTCTCGACCCTCGAAGCGATACATCAGAGAGCGCGTGAGCCTGTCGTGATATTGGAGCCACTCCGCCGCCTTCATAGCTCCGGCTCGTTGTACAAAAGCAGTTGAGCCTATGAGGTCGAGTAGTACTATTGCTAGTCTGCGTTCTTTGATCTCCATGGCAGTACCTCCACTCCATGCTTTAGAAGGTAAGAGACTCCGGCCTCACCTTCTAGTGATGGTGAGTACACTTTTACTATCCCTGCATGGTGAATAAGTTTAGCGCAATTTAAACAAGGGTCTCGAGTCACAGCTAGCGAAGCACCAAGCGTAGAAGATCCAAGTCTCGCCGCATTACATAGCGCGTTAGCTTCTGCATGGTGGCAGCCTATTTCTACAGATGTTCCTGAAATGATATTGAGATCATCTCTAGTACAAGTGTGATCACCACACAATTCACCCCCACCCCGTGGCGCTCCATTATACCCGTCTGCAATAATAGCCCAGCTCTCACCGTCGAAGATTACGGCCCCCACTTGACCACGTGGGCAGGGTGAACTCTGAGCCAGTAGCTTAGCTTGATCAATTCTCAGCTTGATGTGTTTATTCATAGGTGCTACTTTCCAAAATGATAAGCGAGTTGTCAGCTCAACAACAGAGCGCCCAGGGATGTTGGGAAGCATTCTATCAACTCATCTTGTATAGCTTGGGCCACTTCGGTGGCTTCAGGCTGTGCATGCTCTTCTAGTCTCAGTCTAAGAAACTTGGCCCAGTTGAGCAGATTGCCTGACATCCAAAAACTAGTGTACATAGATTGAGGCAGTACGGCGCGCGCTTGCTCCCTAGATACACCTTGCTCTAAGAGGGTGTTGTAAAAAGATAGGCAGACCTGAGTGTGATCTTTAATCAATCTAGTAAACTCTGCTGACCTCGGTATGTTGATGGGAAGAGAGCACTGTAGATTAGTCTCGGCTTGTTTACGTAGGCTTCGTGGAATGTAGAACTCAATATCCTTAGAGGTGTATCGTCTGCTGATCTCATTGTAGGAAAATGTTCTATGGCGCTGTATCTGTCGAGCAATGAACAGGGGACAGGTGATAAGGAAGGTGGCAGAGATATGCTCAAAGGGTGAGGTGTGGCGATTGACTGCTAGGTAGTTGATCAGTGACTCATCACGTTGGCTCATCTCGCTCTTAGTGTCCTTCTTGGCGAAAGATACACGAGCTGCTAAGGCTGGTGTGTTATCGTCTCCCATCGATTGAATAAGAGTGACTTCTCCAATACCATCATCATAGATATTCATCCTCTCACCTTGATCCTTTCAATCTCTCGCTCTAAATACCACTGAGCTTTTTTGAGATCCTCTAGTTCTTTATGGGGGTCTTTAATACCTGCTCTGCATAAATATTTGAGGGTATTACCTCGATTAAAATTAAGCTTCCATGCCTCGATAACATCTATCGACTCTATAGTGTTTGGATAATAATGGGTCGGGTGGTCAACGCTCAAAACTGTCTCCTCTTCGATGCACCGATTCTTACTCTTCGACTGGTGCTAGTGGTGGGGGTTCGTTGGTATTGCTTACGGTCTACTTCTGAGTCATTCCAGTTCCATGTGATGCAGTCGTATCTCAAAGCATCTAAGGGATCTTCTCTACCATCTTTTTTAGGTTGCTCCTTGTTGTCCCAAGCGTAAGACATGATGGCTTTGTGTAGGCTGTTACCTGTCGCTCTCTCTCCTGAAGTCCATAACTCTCTAGTGATGAGGTATTGCCGGCGATTAAACGCACGTTTTAGACGCTGGATGCCGTTGAGTACATCGGTTCGTATTGGGTCAGTATTCGACCGAAGAGGTAAGCCAAGGCCGTTGGGGGGAGCTCCTCGGATTGCTCTAAATGCTGATCTGCCTGTTTGGTCGTTTCGAGCGCGACCAGCTTTGTCTGCTACTCCAACGTCTAGCCAAATACGCGGTGAGGGTGCAAAGCTCTGATGAGCCCTTGGCCAAGCTATACAGAGTATGAGTTCGGTGAGTTGTTCAATCGTCACCTCTTTAGGGTTGAGTTCACCACATATAACATCAGCGCCTAGCTCCTCATCATGCACGAT